TAAATTTTGATATGTACAATGACTCGCCGATACCTATCACACAAGATAGGCGTTATGGTTTTAGTGTATACACGGCCGCGCATCGTTGTGTTTGTTATATCGAAATAGAAATCTATGACGCTAACGACAGCTATTTAGGTAATTTTAACACTACACCATTAGCTGGTTCGGGTGGAAGTAACCTAGTAGATTGGGAATTTACAGGAGGATTCTTCGAAGCTCCTCCTGGCGCAGCGTACTGCTTTATATGGCTACATGGGGTACGTGATTCTGGTGAGTCAAATCCGTATATGTGGCTGTGTAGACCTATGCTTACTGAGGCGAGTCCCGTACAAACGACGCTTCCTGCATGGTCGTCATCAAGTTCATTCGCAGTAGCGCGTATTGCTGCAGAAGAAACAGTGCGCGCAACCGCAGATAGTGCCCTTGCCTTGTCTGTTACCAACGTTACCACCACAGTTAATGGGCATACGTCCACTATTGCTGTCCAACAATCCAGCATTAACGGAATTTCTGCTGAATACATGGTGAAATTGGACGTAAATGGTTACGTTTCAGGGTTTGGTGCGTATAACAGCGCAGGAAGTAGTAGTTTCATATTCAATGCAGACAAATTTGCTGTAGGCAAACCCGGTGCAACAGGTATTTTTCCATTTATTGTGGATACTACTAACAATCGGGTAGCTATGGACGGTGCTTATATTAAAAATGCGTCTATCGACAACGCAAAAATTACTAATTTGAATGCCAGTAAAATTATTGCGGGTACTATTACTACTGATAAATTACAGGTGGGTGCCGTAACTGCTTTAAACACTGGAGTTGTAAATAATGAAAGTTTTAACTTCTCGGCTGCAACACCTATTGTTAGAACTGTAAGCATACTTAGTTATACAAAGACTGTAAGTAGCGGGCAGTTGTTTGGTGATGCCAGTGTGTACCTTAATAACTTACCTTCTAATGTTGCTTATGTAGAAATAAACGCAGGATTGATTACATCAGATCCTACAAATTCAGGTTCAGTGTTAGGCTTTGCTCCTATTTTTATACCAACATTTCCACATATTGGTAGTACAAGACAATGTGGAACTAGGTTTCCTGCAAATAAAGTTTTAAACGGTAACGTTGGGACTTTCACAATATCGTTTGAAGCTTCAGTTAAGTTTTATGATTCAGTAGGCAATACTATCGGTTCAACATCAGGAAGATTAATTATCGGTGCTAATGTAATAGCCGTAGAAAACAAAGTTTAAGTAAACATTGCACAAGGACTGTGTAATTAAACTACTGTTTGCTACACTATAGGCTAACTAAACTTAATACTAATAGGCAGCACTATGGCGGATACAATAGTACCTGTGGTTGTAATAAATACGGTGAGTACTTCACTTACTGGAATAGGGATTGTTGTATTTGGTGTACAAACAGGTTTAGATTACCCAACCCTGTTTATGGCGGTACTGGGATCAGCGTTAGGTGTGTCTTACCTAAAGCCTGCGAATATTTATAAACGGATGTTTGAGACTGCTACAGCAACCGGATTCGCGGCATACTCTGCTCCTTTGCTTGTCCATATACTTCTGCATTACCTTGTAAAATTTGACTTTGCTGCTCCTGGTATTGAACCTTCAATTGCCCTAAGCAGCGTGTGTGCATTTATTGTAGGTTACTTGGCACACAGTACAATATTACCGGGTCTGCGTAAGATAGGGACTTCATTCTTCAGGAGAACAGCCAATGATTAACGTTATCGCTAACCTCGACCAAATCGCTTTCGCTATATTTTCCGTTATCATAATGGCCCAGTCTTTCCGTGCACTTAACTGCTGCACGAAAGACACCAAGCTCTCAATGCGCATACCCTTAGTATTATTCATGGCTGCTTCCACAGGGGTACTTATATTGCTGGTTTCGGGTATCATCATTCACTGGACGCTGGGGGCATTGTTAGTTGGCGTAGCTTTCTATTTAGTTAGTGATAGACGTAATCAGATTGTTTCTTTCAACGAGACACCGCAGCACAAATAGGTAATCTCATGAAGTTTTTAAATACTGAAATAGATTGGCCTCTCGATAGTAATGTTATTCGTAGAGGTTTGGAAAATAACACATTTGGTATGGTTAGACGCAATACAGATGGTTCTCCTCGACCACATCAAGGTTGGGATTTTTACGCTAAAGTAGGTACACCCTTGTATTCCGTATCCGATGGACTTGTCAAATACTCCGGCGCTGCAGGTACATTGGGTAATTTGCTTGTAGTTAGTATTGGTGTCACAGGTAAATTTGCTGCATATGCACATCTACAGCATATCAATGTGCAAGAAGGAGATTCAGTTAAACTAGGCCAGTTTATTGGCTATACCGGAAATACTGGAAATGCTAATAATATGCGCGGCCTTGATGAACACTTACACTTTGAAGTACGAGATACACCTTTACCAGGTCTTGGATTGGCAGGTCGTTTTAGTCCTCTTAAATTGTTTGGGCATATTCCTTTCACGGAACCGGTCTTGAGACTACGCAAATGAACCCATTACTAATTAAAGCACTAGCAGTTATTGGAGTACTTACTATTGGTTTCAGTACTGGGTTCTTAGTACAAGGTTGGAGATTAGATTCTAAACACGAAAGACAAATGGCTGAATGTAGTGCTAAGTACCACGCACTAGAACTTAGTGTAGTAATACAGAATGGTGGTATTGAGTTAGCCAATTACAAATTAGAAGTAGCAGAAGAATCCCGTAAAGTTGCTGAAGCCAACGCTGTATTCGTAAAGAGTCAGTATGTAGCTCAAGCCAAAAAAGCTAATGAAATTGTAGCCACCACTTGTAGTGCAATGGTCGAACAATTAAAAGGTGTGAAATGAAAATACTCATTACTGGTTTATGCTTACTGTCAATGTCATGTAGTTATTTACAACCTAAACCAGTAGAAGTACGAGTACCGATAGCACAACCTTGTTTAGTTAGCAGACCTGCAATTCCCTTCTTAAAATTTGATTCACTTCCCCGTGCTAAGACAGATTTAGAATCTGCTGAACAAGTACGTGTATTATGGAATGATCGTCAGACACTACTCAATACTTTATTAGAATGGCAAACTGCAGCAGCTGGTTGTCAAGTAGTTAAGTAATTCATAGTTTATCAGTTATACTAATCCCAACTATTCATGCTGAACACGCAGGTATCTGTATGCCAGAAATTAATGTAAATGATTTAGATGTAGATGATGAGTTGGATATTGATACGACTACATCTTGGTTACCTGAATGGAAGTCGCTACCTAAGATCGAAGATATGAAGCGTAACTTTAAAGCTGCTGCTCAGTATCGCGATGAGAACTTAGCCAAGATAGACACTTGGCTTGATAACTTTCATATACGCAATAGTGCAAAAATTAAAACAGCTAAAGGCTTTAGTTCTGTGCAACCTAAGCTGATACGTAAGCAAGCTGAATGGCGCTATGCTCCATTAAGTGAGCCGTTTCTAGCTACACAAGATTTATTCGTTGCTGCACCAGTATCCTGGGAAGACAAAGAAGGTGCTATCCAGCATCAGTTACTTCTCAATAATCAATTCTCTACAGTCATTGATCGACAAGCTTTTATTGATGAATACGTTCGTGCTGCTGTAGATGAAGGTACAGTAATTGTGCGCACCGGGTGGAATTATGATGAAGCCACTGTTGCCGAAAAAGTAGCTCGTTATGAATTTGTGGATCTCGAAAGTGAAGAAGATATGGCTAATCTTGGATTAGCACGCGATGGTTTAATGCACCACAAACCAGAATGGGAAGCTGCACTAGAACAATCATTGATTGCAAACAGACCGCTAAGGCCAAAGTTTCTTGATTTTGTTAATGAAACAAAAACTAAAGTTTTGTGTAATCACCCTACTGTTGAAGTAGTAGATACGCATAACATAACCATTGATCCGACATGCGGAAGTGATATCAATAAAGCTCAATTTGTTGTGTACGCTTTCGAAACTTCGTTAGGTGAGCTACACAATTCTGGCCGTTACCATAATTTAGACACTTTACTTATTTCACGCGGTGCTGTGCGAAATGAATTAACTGACTTTAAACCAACAGGTGATCAGAACTTTAACTTCAATGAAAAAGATTTAACTAAAATCGTTGCGTATGAGTACTGGGGCTACCACGACATTAACGAAGATCACAATATGGTTTCGTTTGTTGCTACTTGGATTGGTGATGTATTAGTACGTCTGGAAAAGAATCCTTTCCCTGATCAGAAACCACCATTCGTTGTAGTTCAGTATCTGCCTGTTAGAAAATCTATGTATGGCGAACCTGATGGTGCATTGATTGAAGACAACCAAAAAATTGTTGGTGCTATCACCAGAGGCATGGTGGACATAATTGGACGTAGTGCTAATGGCCAAACGGGTGTGCGCAAAGATGCATTGGATGTACCAAACAAACGTAAATTTGATGCTGGTTTAGATTACGAATTCAACGGTAACATCCACCCGGATCAGGCATTTTACATGCATGTATACCCGGAGATTCCTGCCTCTGCTCCATTGATGCTTCAGTACCAAAATAACGAAGCAGACAGCTTTACCGGTGTAAAAGCATTCTCTGGTGGTTTAAGTGGTGATGCGTTAGGTCGTACAAGTGCTGCAGGTGTACGCGGTGTATTAGATGCTGCTTCCAAACGTGAAGTAAATATTCTTCGTCGATTGGCTTCAGGTGTTATTGCTATAGGGCAAAAAATTATTGCAATGAATACTGAGTTCTTAAGTGAGCGCGAAATCATCCGTGTAACAAATGAAGACTTTGTGGAAATCCAACGTGATAAACTAATTGGTCGATACGATTTACGCTTAACTATTTCTACTGCTGAAGAAGATCAAGCCAAGGCAGAAGAACTAGCATTCATGTTACAAACAGTTGGACAAACTGTAGGGCCTGAATTAGTTCAAGTAGTGCTTAGTGATATCGCACGTTTACGCAAAATGCCTGACCTTGCTAAGCGTATTCAAAACTATGTTCCTCAGCCTGATCCGTTTGAGCAGATGATGAAGGAATTGGAAGTCGAACGTGCTAAAGCTGACATTATGGAACGCCAAGCAACTGCGCAAGAACGTATGGCTAATGCTCAATTAACTATGAGCAAAATTAATACTGAAGGTGCTAAAGCAGCTAATCTACAGTCGTCTACTGACTTGAATAACCTGGATATGATCGAACAAGAATCTGGTGTTAAACAAGAACGCGATAATGAAAATATTGAAATGCAGGCTAAAAGTAATATGAAAAGAGATTTGTTTAATAAACAAATTGAAGCTCTATTTCCTAAGCCAACTAAACCAGCAGCGTAAGCTGCTTCAACCATCCTACGGGTAATGCCGGGGGACACACGAGGAAGTAAGTAGTATGAAAGGTGAAATCCTTAATCAGCTCGAATGGCAAATTAGCGTAAGCAAACAGGCCATAGAACTTAATGATGCCCTTCAGAGATTAAGAAATAATCCTGACTTCATTAAAGTTGTACAAAAAAGTTATTTCGAAGAACGCGCAATTAAGTTGGTAGCGTATAGCGGTAATCCTGAATGTGTTGGCGAAGTTAAAACCAGTACAGATTTGGATATTATCGCGATAGGTCGCTTCGCTCATCACCTGAATAACATTGCGAGAGCGGCAGATTCTGCTACCAACACTATTACAGATTGCCGTATACAAATAGCTGAACTTGATAAATTTGACGATGAGGTAAATGAATAATGGATATTTCAAATCTAACTGACGAACAAATCATGAACATGGTTGAGCCACCTGCTGATGCGACTAGCTCAATGACTCCAGTAGACGAGTCTGCTGCTGATGATCAAAATAGTAATACTGATCCTGCGGCAAATAACGAAGAACAGGACAAAGACCCCGAAGCCGAATCTCAGCAAGCCGAAGGCGACGCTGATGATGAGGGTGAAGGTAATCCTGAAAGCGAGCAAGAACCTGAAAAAGATCCTACTGATCCTGAGTCAGATAAAGAAAAAGATACTAACGTGTCTGAAGCACAAGCTACATTGGATAAAATATTTCAACCGTTTATTGCTAACGGCAAAGAAATTAAAATTGATAATGCAGACGATGCAATTCGGTTAATGCAAATGGGAGCTGGCTTCAATAAAAAAATGGCTGCTCTTAAACCTCATCTTAAAATTGTTAAGATGCTAGAGAACAACGGTTTACTTGATGAAAGTAAACTTCACCACTTAATTGATATTAGTAAGAAAGATCCTAACGCTATTAGCAAGTTACTTGCAGATAGTGGTATAGATCCGCTAAACTTAAACTCAGGTAAAGACTACAAGCCTACTACTTATACCGTAGATGATACAGAACTTGAACTTGATGATGTGTTAGGAGACTTAAAAGACTCCCCACATTACAAACAAACACTCGAAATCATTGTTGATAAGTGGGACAAGCCAAGTAGTAAGTTACTCTTAGACAATCCAAATGTTATCCGCACTCTTCACGACCACATGTCATCTGGCATATTCGATAAAGTAGTTGCGGTAGTAGAGCGCGAACGTGCTCTTGGTAAATTAACTGGATTAAGTGATTTGCATGCATATAAAGCAGTTGGTGACGCAATGGAAGAACAAGGTTTGTTTGGTACTGTACAACCTAAACAAACTAAATCCAATCCAGTAGCGACAGTAGCAGCCGCTAAAGTAGATGAATCATTAAAGAGTAGGAAACTAGCCGCTAGTCCTACTAAATCTTCACCTGGTAAGAAAGATCACGGAAGTTTTGATCCGTTGAAAGCTACCGATGAAGAAATTATGGCAATGTCATTAGACAAATTTTTATAATCATCATCTCGGAGTTAATTTATTATGGCCATACAGTATAACAACCCTCTTGGCGGTACCAAGTCTACTATCGGTACCCAAATCCGTACTGATTTCTTTCAACGTAAAGCGTTGATTGATGCTGTTAAAGAACAGTACTTCTCTCAGCTTGCTGACGTTACCGCTATGCCTAAAAACTACGGTAAAAAAATCAAGTTGTACCACTACTTACCATTACTCTCTGATGCGAACATTAACGATCAGGGTATTGATGCTGCTGGTTTGACTGTACCTGTAGAAAAAACCATTGTTATTTTCCAAGGTAAATTCTACAACGACAAGAACGGTTATTTTGCTGTAGGTTCTGGTGCTGATTCAGCCGCTGCCACTACTGCAGCTCAGACCAAAGCAATTGCTATTCTTGTTAAGCTTGGTTTTGCGAATGCTGCTTACGCGACTATCAAAGCTGCTGCCATTGCTGGTGGTTGGTTTGTCGATGATACAGCTGCTGCGGTACCTAACACCGGTAACTTGTACGGTTCAAGCAAAGACGTTGGTACGATCGTAGGTAAGCTCCCAGTGTTGTCTGAAACTGGTGGTCGTGTTAACCGTGTTGGTTTCCGTCGTATTGAAATCGAAGGTGAAATCACCAAGCTTGGCTTCTTTGACGAATACACCCAAGAATCTTTGGACTTCGATTCTGATGCTGAGTTGTTGACTCACATTAACCGCGAAATGCTTAACGGCGCTTCTGAAATTACCGAAGATGCTTTGCAAATCGACTTGTTAAACGGTGCTGGTACCATTCGTTATGCTGGTGCTGCTACCTCTAACGCTACCATCTCTGGTGAAGCTGGTGCTGTGTGTGAAGTTGATTATTCTGATTTGATGCGCTTAAGCATTGATTTGGATAACAACCGCACACCGAAGAAAACCACTTACATCACTGGTACTCGTATGGTGGATACAGTGACTATTGATGCGGCTCGTCCGTTATTCGTAGGCTCTGAAATGATCCCTACCATTCGTGCAATGAAAGATTTGCATAATAACCCTGCGTTTATTCCAGCTCATAAATATGCTGCTGGTGCGGATATTATGCGCGGTGAGATCGGTTCTGTGGATCAATTCCGTATCATCGTTGTACCAGAGATGATGAACTGGACTGGTGCAGGTGCTACCGCTACTGGTGGTGGTAATGGTTACCGTGAGACTGGCGGTAAGTATGATGTGTATCCACTGTTGGTTGTGGGTGAAGGCTCATTTACTACTATTGGTTTCCAAACTGATGGCAAGAGCTTCAAGTTCCAGATCACTCACAAAGCTCCAGGTCGTGAGACTGCTGATCGTACAGATCCTTACGGTGAGACTGGATTCATGTCAATCAAATGGTACTACGGTACTATGATTTTGCGTCCAGAGCGTATCGCGTTAGTTAAATCAGTTGCCCGTGTATAACATTAGCGAGTAACACAAATAGCCCCATGTCGAAAGACTGGGGCTTTTCCCTGTCCTCCCACTGAGTATTAAAATATGTCTGAAGAAAATAAACCAAACACTCCTGTAACTAAGCCAGCTGATGAAAATAAAGCTGCAGATCTTACCAAAGAAACTGTGCTTGATACCGAAGCAACCAATCTCGATCTTCCACAGGAAGATGAGCTCGTTACTCTCAAGCGCCGTGCTGAGCAAATCGGTTTGAAATATCATCCCAATATTGGTCTTGATGCTCTACGTAAACGCATTAATGATTATTTACGTATGCCTGAAGATACCACTGAGCACACTATTGAAGGTGCTGGTTTAAATGGTGTGGATCAACCGGCTGAAAAAGGTGAAGGCTACACTACTCGTGAGATAGCCAAAGGTTACATTGATATCTCTGATATCAAGCTTACTGATGCACAGAAGCGTAACGAAGCTATCAATGATGCTCGTCGTTTAGTTCGCGTACTGATTACTTGTATGGACCCTAACAAGCGTCAATGGCCTGGTGAGATTATCTCCGTATCTAACTCTGTTGTTGGTACACACAAAAAATTTATTCCATTTAACACAGGTGTTCCTTATCACATTCCTAATATCTTGTATCAGGAATTAAAAGATAAGAAGTGCCAAATTTTTGTTAATGGTAGATCGCATAACGGGCAAACAATTAAGAAAGCGCAATCTATTAATGCGTTTGCCATTGAAGTATTACCTGCACTAACTGACGCTGAAATTAAAGAATTAAAACAACGTCAGGCAATGGCTGCTGGCTCACAGGACTAAGGGGTAAACGCTCATGGCTGATATAAATATTAATCAATTAACTAACGTTAATTTAGAAGGCGTATTCGATATTTTATCGAAAACAGTTCATGAGCGTTTACAAGATGAGTTCAAAGCAGGCCGTATAACAGGAACTGAGTATTCGAAAGTTTATGTGACTGCGCTGGATAATACTCTTGCGCAGTCTATTCAGTTCCTTCTACAAAAAGATATCTCTGCAAACCAAGCAGAATTACTTGATGCACAACGTTTATTGGCTATAGCTCAAGAAGCTGCTGTACGTGCTGACATCATACTGACTAATGCTCAAGTAGAAAAAGTTGAGCGTGAAATTATATTGATGGATAAACAAGAAGATCTTATGGATGCGCAAATTGCGCTGACACAAGGTCAAGTAGAAAAAATGGATAAAGAAATTGAGTTGCTTGAAGTAGAGAAATCTAAAACAACTCAAGAAGTTTTACTTGTTACTGCACAAACTGCAGTGGCCAATAAGAATGTTGAAGTACTTACTGCTCAAGCACTAAATCTTCCTAAAGAAGGTGTGTTGCTTGATAAGCAAGCTTTGAAAACTGTAGAAGAAACTACATTCTTAAGCCAACGTATTAAAACTGAGAAAGCTCAGATTCTTGATACTGTGGATGGTGTATCAGTAACAGGTATTCTAGGTAAACAACGTTTACTGTACCAAGCTCAGACAGATGGTTTTACGCGTGATGCTGAATATAAAATAATGACCAAGTTAATTGATACTTGGAATGTGCGTAGAGGTACTGATGACGGTACTGTTGCTGATGGCGTTAATAAGTTGTCTGATGGTAACATTGGTGCTGTAGTGTCGAAAGCAATGGCTGGTATTAATGTTACCCCTGTTTAAGTTTTTGTCTGCGACGACGTATTAAGGGGCCATATGGCCCCTATTTTTTTGGAGTGATTATGTCAAATCCTTTTAGTAATTCAAAAAAGATAACTGCTGCTTCAGTTACATCAAGAGTACTCGGTGACTTTGATGACCCATTGCCTGGAATTATTGCAGGAGCTGCTGTATCTGGTTTGGATATTGCTGAAGAGATTATTAATTACAACTCTAATGGTTTGTTTAGAAAAACAGAACAATTCTATAAGTATGGTCGTGACTATTTTGTTCGTGGTTTACCAGAACAAATTGTTTATAACGCTACAATTGATAATGAAGAAATTAAACGTATTCTTTCAGGATTGAATAGCAATGCTGATATAAGAATACAGTACGCACTGTTGGATACTGATCCTGATATTTATCATCATGTATATCAGTATTTACAAGATACTCGTCTTCGTAACCCTACAACCAACATCATTGGTAACAGTGCAGGATTAGGTGTCATTACTGGTAGTCCAATTAAATTTGTTGAGTACAACAACGTATCCGGTACATTTGGTTATCAGCAAATTAAATACACATACACTGAATTAGGTGTTGATTACACGATATACGAAACACCACCTACAATGTTCACTGATAGATACGTGTATCAAATAGCTTACAATATTCGTAATGGACTTTTTAATCAGTCAATCAAATATTTTACTTATTATATTTCTGATGGGACTTATCCTGTCTTGTCGAGCACAGCGCCTACAGGTAATACTATACCTACGGAGCATTATCCTATAATTCCATTTTATGAAGATAAGGTACAAATAGGTGCTGAATCCAATAAAGGAACTCCACTCTACGATACCAGTAAAAAGCTACTACAGAAATTAGGAATGGACTACAAAGATGTAGTTAATAAATTAGCTGAAGGTACTGAAGAATCTATCGGTAAAGACAAAGGTTTGTATGCATATTTATTAATGAGTGCTGAAGTAACTGCAGGTATACCTAAGTTTGCTGATGCAGGTAAAACATCTGCTCAGTTACTCACCATTCTTAAAGAAGCACAACCAACTATTAATTATTTAATTGAGTATTTTCAATACTTAGAAAAATCACAGTTATACGATATAAGTTACTGGAACACTACAGAGAAATGGGTGTATGTCACTCAACTACCTTCACGTAATGTATTCGAAATTCAGGATGGTAGCTATAAACAGCGATTTGAATTTAACTATATCCAATCGCAAGTTAAATCAGGTTCTATTGGAGAAATTGATTGGTGCACTAATACATATGATCTACGTACCAAAGATTATACGACTTACGTTATTAACGATAGTAGCCCATTTAATCGCGACACGATTTCAATAAATTTATCTCGTATGGTTTACAGGAAACAGTTAACTATTGATACGTATCTCGAAGTAGTAGTAGATGGTTTATTGCAGAAGACTACTATATTCGGCGATACGGATGCTGCTAGTAGTCCTGCGCAGGCATTCAAAGAAGATCCGTTATTGTGCTGTATTCCATTACATAGGCCGAGTGTTTTAAAAGTTAAAAACAAACTCAGAAATAGATTGATGCATGCTTCTCTGATATTCACTTTTAATGCATATGAAATAGTGGAAGTAAAATGGTACCAAAGTAGCTTCTGGTCATTTGCAATTAATATTGCAGCTATTGCATTTGCGTTACCAACTGGTGGTATGAGTTTGAATTGGTCTACTGCTTTTACAGCAGCTGCGTTAAATGCGGCAGCTAAGGCGTTTTTATATTATGCTTTTAAATACATATTGATTAGTGAAGCTGTTCAGTTTGTAAGTAGAAAACTTGGTGCTGAAGTAGCCTTAGCTCTATCAGCGATATTTGTTTTATACGGTAAGTTTGGTAGTAAAACAGGAGCAATGCCCGGACTACCTTGGGCAAGTGAGATACTCAATATTGGTACTACTATGTGGAAAAGTAGTAACGATGCGATGAAAGATCAATTACAGGATGTTCAAGCAGATGCTGCTAAACTTAAAGATGAATCCACTAAGTTAAATGATGAATTAGCTAAAGCACAAAATTTGCTAACTCAACGTAATGAATTAGATCCTTGGCTTTTTGTTAATGCTCCACCAGATCTACTGATGGGACAGTCAGCTAACGATTTTATACAAATACGTAAAGAGATGAATCCGGGTTTGGTTACAATACAATCAGCTAATAACTATGTTGATTTAATGCTAACATTACCCACTATTGACGAAACATTAAGAATGTAATCTGTGAGGATAACTATATGGCTACTGACGGTTCTTGGGGGGATTTCAATATCCCTGGTTTGGATGACCAAAATAACTTAGCTCTGCCCTCTACAGGCGGATTTAAGCTACCTGAAATTCAGTGGGGTGATACTACTGGTTTAGGTGTTGGTGCTCTTAAAGCTAACGCGGGTACCCCTAGCGATTGGCAAGCTAAGTGGTTGGGCGGTATTGATAGTAACGGTGTCAAATCAAATGGAATCATCCCTACTGGTATGGGCGCATTCTCTGGTTTGGCTGGTGCATACTTGGGTTTCCAACAATTGAATTTGGCTAAAGATCAACTAAGCCAGAACAAGAAAATTTTTAATCTTAATTTTCAAAACCAAGCTGCCGATGTTAATCGTAATTTGGAAGATCGTCAGCGCGCTCGTGTGGCAAGTAATAGTTCAGCATATGAATCTGTTGATAGCTACATGAACAAAAACAAAGTTAACGGTAAGGGGCTTTAATCATGGCAATTACTTGGAGAAATATAGATATTGGCTCCAATGCTGCTGCCAATTCTTTATTGAACGCTGGTGCTGATCGTGTAATGCGCGGTTTGGATACACTTGGTAATGTGGCTGAACAACAAGGTAATCTCAATGTTCAGAATTACGATACTGTTGCTAAACAAAACACCACTGATGCATTAGCTAAACTTAATACCATTAACACCAGTACTGATTTAGCTGCTGCTATGCGTGGTGGTGCGCTGGATACTAATACTCTTGATAACACTTTTGGTAAGCAGTACGACAAAGGTATGGTATCTAACGCTGCTACAGCCAAGCTAACTGCACTCGCCAGTTCGGAACGCGCATTAGCTGAGAAAAACAAAACTGAAGCAGAACGGTTAGCTGATCGTCTTGAAAGTCAGCGATTGTCCAAAAAGAAAGAAGGGCAACTTGATCAAGCACACGCTATGTCCATGGCTGACTACAACATGAAGATGGCTACCATGAAGCGTGAGCGCGATTACGATGGTCAAGCTAGTGAGATCATCCGTACTGCTGAAAGTCCTGAAATAGCTAAATCACGTTTATCTAAACTGGCATTGGATATCAACAAAGATGGTTTGCTTCCTGCTGATCGTTTGTTCACTAAACAGAAATCGTTTACTGACCAGATCAATGGTGTGGGCCTTGATACAGCTACGCGTGAACGTGTTGGTTTTGAGCAAGAGCAAGCCATGAAAATTGGTGGTGACTATGGTGCTAAGGTAGATAAGCTACTTAATGAGTACCGTAAATCTGCTGGCTTCGATCCTAAAATTGAAGAGATGGCACTAGATCCAATGTCCCCTGGTGATGCTGTAGTTGAACTGGAAAAGCAGATCAAAGATAAAGGTGTCACTAATACTGTACCTATTGCTGCTCGTGTAGAAGAAATTAACAATGCATTTGAGAAGAATGGTCTTGATCACCCCAGTGGCAGAATTTTAAAAGAGATCCTTACCCAAGGTGGTCATGATGATAAATTTTTTGGTTTCGACGCTAAGTTTGAATTGAATCGTGAATTCATGAACAACATCATTGCTAAATCAATGAAAAACCGCGATTACAAATCATTGAACGCTGAAAACGAAGTAGCCTTCTTGGAAGCTAAAGCTCGTGGTACTGATGTAATTAATCAGACTCGTGCAAATAATGCTATTGAACGTGAACAGGAGGCTTACGCTAAACGATTCACTAATCATTTTAAAGAAGCACAAATCATTCCATTAGATAGTGTACGTGACAATCTTGAGATGCAATTAAAAGAGTTACGTAAGAACATCAAGTCTAACAAGGTACCCGATCCCACTATTCAAGGTGATCAGGTAGTTAATCCTGTTAGTACAATGGAGAATATTGATCAAGCAGCTCGAATATTGAATACTGCTTTCTAACCAAAAGTAGATATACTAAGTGTTACTAACACATGCCTCTGTAGTGATAGCTACAGGGGCTTTTTAATCTCAGGGGATAATAAACATGGTAGATAAAAACGTGAACGTTGAACCAGTAATAGCAGAGCCTACTACCCAACAAGTCGTTGATAGTCTGCCCACTACTACATTTGACCAGCAAATAGCTAAATTGCGTGGTGAACTTGCCCAGACAGCTGCTGTGAAGTCTGTTGAGTTAGCACAACAAAAAGAAATTAATAAGTTACCTGTAACGCGTAACTCATTCGAAGCTGCATACGATACTGCTACTAAAGCACCGGACTATGAAACGTTCAAAGCTAGTGCTGCTACCACTGCACCTGAATTGGGTGCTGATAAGCTGCGCGATATTTACTCTGAAGTAACCAATGCGCGTGCTGATGCTGTGAAGAATCAAGGTAAAGATGCAGTCTTCTCTGATGCAGAACTTAATGACTCTAAAACTAAGTATGTCGCTAACGCTGTATTAGGTGGTGTAGGACGCGTTGGAGATATCGTAGGTAATTTACTTAATGTCGGTGCCGAAGCTCCCCAGGCATTTCGTAGAGCTGGTTTAAGCGAGAATGACTTCCAGACTGCTAAAGCCATTAAAGCTAAAGAAGATGTTTACCAAGATGCTGTTGATGCTTTGCGCACTGAGCAAGATCCAGCTAAACAGGAAATCCTGCGCGGCCGTGTAACTAAAAATTCACCTGATAACTACACTGAAGCCGAGAAAGCATTCTTTCAAGAAAAAACTATAGAAGTCACTGGCATGGGTGGCGCTAAGATGAGTCAAGTATTGGACTCACCCGCTGAGCGTATGCGTAAGCTTGACGCCGGTAATAAAATGCAAGGTGCTATTGATACTGTATCTGGTGCAATAACTGATGTAGTAAATAAAAGCAGTCTTGAAACAATGATGGAATCGGCATGGGCTGACTACACGCACAGATCTGCTAATTTTAAAACTGATCCAGTAGATACTGTTGTTGATCTTGCTATGGAAGCAGGTAAAACAATTATTGATAATCCTGCTGCTATTATGCAATTGGTAGTACAAACCATTCCTGATGTAATCTCAGCTGGTAAAGCTATGCCTGCAGCTCTTGCAGGTAACTTCAGTGAGAAACAGCGCGAAGCCAAACAAATCTATTTAGATACCTATGGTGAGGAAGCTCGTGGTGATAGCTTAGCGAAACTCAACTCAGGTGCTATTGCAGCTGCTTTACTGGATACTTATGGTGATAGATTAGTTAGCAAAGGTGGTGTTGAT